GCACGCTCTATAAGGTTACCGATATGGGTGGGGGGCTGTTCCTGCTGGACGACACGGCGGGGTGCATGTTTCAGGTGACCGGCACCGTGGCGGGGACGGCGCTTCAACCCGTCTGCAAAGGGCGGGAAATCTACCTGATCAAGACCGACGGCACCGGCGCCAAGGCCTTCAACGCGGGTGGTGGCGGCGGGACGGGATTCCGGAACACGGTCAGCCTCGGCAACGGGGAGACGCTGCACGCAATTCACGACGGCACGTTATGGAACCTGGTGAAGTAGAGCACTAACGCCGATTCCGGAAAAATGTTTCACACCGGTCAAAGATAGACAGCAGCGTAAGCGCCAGCGTTGTTCGCAACTTGTCAAAGGACATCGATGTCTCAATTTAATACGGTTCTGTGGAATTCGAGCATCTGGGGCGGTACCGGCGGTTCCGGTACTGCGGGCAGCGTTACCGCACGACGGCTGATCTACGACGCCTACCGCGCATTGGGTGTGCTGCGTCCGGGCCAGCAGACCAGCCCGGAAGGGCACGAGGATGCGTTCGGGCTCTTGAACGATATGGTCGATAGCTGGAACACGGAGTCCCTGATGATCCCGGCTCTCGAGCGTGCTGTCTATCCGCTGACTGCGGGCGTGAGTTCGTACACGCTGGGGCCGGGCGGAACGCTGAGCGGGGAGCGCCCGCAGCGGGTAGTGAGTGCGGCACTGGTTGCGTGCGATTGCGGGTGCGGCTGCGCCGACGGAAACTGTCAACAGTTGACACTGCGTTCCACGTGGCACGATTGCAGCCCGAAGTGCGGAATCTCCATCGACACCGCTTACCCGAACGTCAACGTTCGCATTACTCCCGCGCCGTCCGAGGGGCAGTCCCTGGCATTACAGAGTTGGTCTACGCTTTCCGGGTTCGCGGATCTCGACAGCGCTTACGGGTTTCCTCCCGGCTATGCGCTCGCGTTGCGTTGGGGACTGGCGTTCGAGCTCGCACCGCTGGCGCTGATCATGCAGAAGATCCCACAGAACTTACTGCAGGTGATCGAGCAACGTGCGGTTGACTCGAAGGCGAAGGTCAAGAGCTTCAACTCGGCCCCACCTCCCGAACTCGAAACCAGCGGCGGCGGGCACTACGACTTCTGCTCGGATTCCTATGTCTAACTGCGTACCGATTCCCGGCCCTCCGGGGCCTCCCGGCCCTACCGGACCCCAAGGCACTCCTGGAACGCCGGGTGGACCTCCTGGACCCGCTGGGCCTCCCGGAGCGGCTAGCACCGTGCCTGGCCCGGCTGGGCCTGCTGGACCCTCGATGGCAGTGCAGGACGAGGGCTCTGCCTTAACAGCAAGGCCTGCCCTCAACTTCACCGGCTCCTCCGTCACAGCAACGGACGACGCTGCAAATAACCGGACGAACGTAACGATTGCGGGAGGATCTCAAACACCGTGGACCAGTCATATCAACGGAGCGGGGTTCAGGTTATTTAACGTAGACGAAGTAACGACCCGCATTCAGACCATCAACGAGAATTTTCACTTCTACAAGTTCACCGCGCCGGCAGATCAAAAACAGTGGGCAACGGAAGTCAAAGACAGTACTCTGGAGTTCTACTGTCCGAACGACGCCTGGGACGACACCAAACCGTGGCTGACCGTGTTTCGTACCGGGAATACGCCAACCAAAGCAGTCTTCGCGACACAGGTCGAGAACACAAGCGGCGGCTACAAGTTTCCTGATGGCAGTGTACAGACAAGAGCTGCTGCGTTCCGCTTTGGCCACACCTGGGCATTGGTAGGAGATGTGTCGGCGCTGACTACGCTGCCTTCTATGTTCGTGCCGTTACGCGCAGGGCAGGTATGCACACTGGTGGGACTGCGGGCAAAGCTCGGAAGCGGGACCAGTATCGGTGTGCAACTGAAACGCAACGGCTCGAACCTCGGCAGCGTGATCACGGTAACCACAACGGTAGCCACCACAGCGTTCAGCCAGGCACTAGCGGACAACGACGAGCTGACATTCGTCCTGTCGTCTCCTTCCGGTACGCCCACGCACCTCGGCATGACGCTATACCTGGAGCACACACCCTGATGGCAGCGCACCTTTACTGGCGCGTCTCCGTTACGGTGAACGGTGGTAGTGCAACCGCGGTGGCGATTGCCGAAGTCCAGATGTATGACGCTTCCGGAACATCGCTCGCTACCGGGGGAACGGCCAGCGCTTCGAGCGTGTTCTCGGGGTTTCCCGCCACCAATGCGTTCGACGGCAACTTTACGTCTTTCTGGAACTCGAACGCGGCACCGTCCACCGGCACCCCTCAGTGGATCAGGTACCAGTTCGCCTCGGCTGTCGATGTGGCGACCGTGCGCCTCTCCCGGCGCATCGGCCAGAACGACCAGCTGGTGGGGACGTTCACCATCGAGTATTCCGACGACGGGAGTTCGTGGACAACGGCGGCGGGCCCGTTCAGTCCCACCTGGATCGGGCCTGCCGTCGCGCCGTGTTACTCGTTCCTGGTGTCCGGCTCCGGCTATGTCAACGTGCGGGCGCAGGTCAATGCCACGCAGGATACGACGCCCCCCGATTGCGCGGAACTGGAGTTGCGCGAGTCGGCCGGTGGCGCGGACGTGACCGTCTCGACGGTTCAGTACGCGATGGCGGGGGCGGTATTTACGACGTTCTCCCCCGATAAGGCGTTCGATAACAACCCGGCCACGTTCTGGTCGGGCGCGGCCCCGGTTCCGGGAGCCAACTGGGTCGGGCAGGCCTTGTCGCGGGCCGTCAATGTAGTGCAGGTTTCATGGCAGGAGCGCAACGATGCCGAGTATACCGAAGGCCCGGTGTCGGTAACCGTGCAGGGCAGCAATAACGGCGGTGCTACATGGACCGACATCGGGACGGCATTTTTTGCCGCCTGGACTGCGCCGGGACAGATTCAGGTGGTGGTCTTCGGAACCCGTCAACCGATGGTGACTGTCGCATAACGTCATGCCTATAACGCCCTTCAACCTGTGCGGCGAAACCAGCGCTACCCGTGACTCTCTATGGCAAGCATCCCGTTCAGTCAACTGGTTCCCGATCACCGACACCTCCGGCACCGCGCAATCGAAAGTCGAGCTCGCTCCGATACCGGGACTGCAGCTCTTCACCACGTTGACGAACCCTCCCGTAAGAGGCCTATGGGCAGGCGATAACCGGCTGTTCGCGGTAGCGCAAGGCGGCCTGTTTGAGATCTTTTCGAGCGGAGCGGCGACGGCAATCACCGGCGGCGTTCTCAGCGCGGCAACTCCGGTGCAGTTTGCGGGCGGGGGCAACGAGTTGCTGATTGCCAGCGGGGATCAGATCTGGTATGCGACCGGAGGTGCTTCCCACAAGACGTACGATGGCGCTATCTCGGTTGTGTATTTGGATGGTTACTACATAATCCTGTGGGTGGATGGGAAAACAATTCAGATCTCTACCGATGGACTCGCATGGAACCCGCTCGACGTGGGGCAATCGCAGGCAATGCCTGACCGCCTTGTCAGACTCGAGGTGCATGAAGGCCACCTGTGGATCTTCGGACAGCGTACGGTCCGTGTCTGGTACGACAGCGGGAACGCCGATTTCCCGTTCGCGCCGATCGATGGCGCGTTGATCGATCAGGGCACGATGGCCCCGTGGTCTGTGACGAAAATCGATCGACGGCTGTACTGGCTCGGGATGGACCAGTACGGCACCGGCAGAGTCTTTAGAACCGAAGGATACACGCCGGTGCCGATTTCGAACCAGGCGATCGAGTACCTGATCAAAGGCTACCTGGATTTAGGGACCGATCAAACCATCACCGGCAGCGGCTACACCGAAAACGGGCACACGTTCTATGTGTTGTCGTTCCCGAAAGCGAAAGCGTGCCTCGTGTACAACCTCACAACCAACATGTGGCACGAGCGGGCGAGGTGGAACACGGATCACTGGGAGCACTGGAGAGGCGCCAGCTTTCACGCGTTTTGCTTCAATAAACACCTGGTGGCAAGAACTTCCGAGGCACCGTTTCCCGATGGCGATCACACGAAGATCTACGAGCAGGGCTTACACATATTCGGGGATGACGGGAACCGCATCCGCCGGTATCGGGCCGCGCCTTACACGCAGGCGGATCAGCAGTGGCTGTTTCACCATTACCTACGCCTGCTGACCTCGGGCAACAGCGCGGTGACCATGCGTTATCTCGGAGACGACGGCACAACGTGGTCGCAGGAACGAACCGTTGCCCCGTTCAAACACGAGATCAAGTACCGCCGTCTGGGCAGAGCGCGGGATAGGATGTACGAGCTCTACCTGCTCGACTCCCTGACCGGGGCGCAGGGGATTATCGAAGGCTACTTGCACCTGGCGGATCCGCCTCGGGATGTAGCATCGGTGCAGCGTTGAAGCGCTTCGGCGGGATGACCCGCGCCGAGCGGTTTTCCGCGGCAACGGATCAGATATCCCCGCTGCCGATCCCGCTGCCGCTTCAGAACGAGGTGGTGGACGAGCGCCGGCTACTTACCGTTCCATGGGTCAGCTTATTCCAGTGGATCCTGAACATCGGTACCCGAACGTATCTCGAGGGGACGCATGCGGACAGGATCGACGATAAGAACGACCCCGCGCAGTTCCGGCCCGGCACCTGGTTTTACGAGACGGACCGGACCGTGCTGTATCAGGTGCGGATCGTCAGCAGCGAACCCCGCTGGGTCTATGTGGCGGGGACGATGCGGGGGCTCGCCGTGACGGACAAACCCACGGATCTCGGTGCCTACGACACCGGCTTCCTGTTCTACGCAGCCGATTATGCGCACACCTGGCGTTGGAGTGGTTCCACATGGAACTACGCGCCGGGCGACCGGGCGAGCGGCGAGATCGCGTGGTTCACGGTAGACCCCGGCACCGGCTGGGCGCTGTGCAACGGCACGTCTACATTCCGGACGCTCGGGAACGCAACCACGTCCGCGATTACGACACCGAACCTGATCACGGCGTATGCCAAAGGCGCGGCTGCGTACTCGCCGACGGTTGTGCCGGCAAGCGGCTCAGTGAGCGGCGGGACGACGGACCCGGAATCGTCGCACACGCATGGCATCGACCCGCCGCTTGCCACCTCGGGACCCCCGAACGTGGGCGGCGTATACCCCGCCACCGTGGGCGGACCGGCAGGGTTTACGGGCAGCGCACACTTCCACGAGGTGGATATCCCGGCGTTTTCCTCGGGTTCCGGCTCGTCGCACTCGCATACGTTAGGGACGCTGTCGATCACGGGGGTCGAGCCGAAGCACGTCGATTTGATGCCGTATTTGCGGCAGTGAAAGGAATAAAACTATGGGCGCATATCTGATGGCAGGCTCGGCGGCAGCCAAGATGATCGGGTCGATTGTCGCCAGCCGTAAGCTGAGCGGGGGCATCAAGCGAG